TGCATTATCATCCAAATGGACATTGCTCAACACGTAATAAAAGTGTGTCGAAGTTTATTCTCGGACACGAAAAAGACGGAGCAAGACAACAAAGTCAAATGCAACGATGAACTACATCTCCACCCAAATGGCAAATGAACTGATCATCAAGATATTGTGGGGGGACGGGATACTGTACTGGTTTGTTTCAGCCAGGATAGGCACCCAAGGCCCACATTTAGTGCGTACTCATAGAGCTTAAAAACGCTAAATTGTATATCTGACAATTTCATCACTTAAAAACCACGACAAGGTAACGGGAGTTCGCACACCGTAAGAGAAGCTTAGCAATTACTTGCGTAAGCCGAGTCCCCTCAACAACTGCTCAGCAGCTGTTTTGGAGATGTGAACTGAGCTTTCAAGCTCAGTCTCCTTGATCTCTTCACAAGGAGTATCAGGCTCCGATACTGAAGTTAAAGATAACCCAAGTACAGGAACCTGCGATAGTCTCTTTTCAAGATTATCGAAGCGTTCACATAACGCTACGTAAGCATCAGCAATTTGATTTGCAGATGGCTTACGATTTTGGAAGACCACTCCAGCACTCACTTGAGCAATGAAGATGTCAGCTGTACCAGCAGCCAATGAAGAAAGACCAGAAATGGTAATCGTATTCGCTGCCCCAGTTCCAGCCAAGTTCACAGTAATAACTTCCATAATGGAGGCGTCGTTGCTTTGATTCAACGCAATTGACGTTGCAGCACCGTCCACCCACACACTAAGTTTAGCCAAATTAGAACCCAAGCTGAGTGCTGGAATACTAGTTGCTGAGCCGGTAAAACCAGCAGCAAGCAAAAACGTGCCAATTACAGGCAACGTAAACGTAGTATTGGTAGTGACAACAGGAATGGTTGATCCATTCCTGACGGAACCGCCACCAGTGCCTAAATAAGCAGTTGTTGTGGCAGCAGTCCCATTTGGTGCTTCCTGAAGATGCGCATAAAGCGCATTCTGACCAATTGGCGTTTCTTGTTTACGCCGAATTAAAGTCCATTCATGTTCCACCCAAAGTTCTCCCATAGGGGAGGCAGCTTGG